GAAATTAAAGGATTGGATTTATCTTGGATTTGATACCTTTAAGGATTATTGCGAAGCCCCGGTTAATTCAGGAGGATTAGGAATTAGCCGTGCTTGGGCAACACAATTAGCCGAAGTTTATCAAAAGTATGTTAAAGAATTAGGTGTTGCTGAGCAACAATTGCTTTTGGCCAGCCCCAGAAAACTATATCAAATCAGGAATTTAGTAAATAAAGACAATGTTGATGACTGGCTAATCAAGGCGTCCAATTTATCATTAGAGGACTTACAAAGAGAAGCAAAAGGAATAGATATAATGGAATGCCAACACGATTGGGAATTATTTAGGCGGTGTAAAAAATGTAAGATATGGGAAAAGGTTCTAAAAGAAAACAACAACAATTTTTAGAGGATTTAAAAAGCTTTGAGCCGATTTTAATCGCGGAAAGCCATAAGTATCATATACCCGGACTGGAAGCCGAAGATATTCAGCAAGAGGTTCGTCTTCGTTTATGGATTAAGTATTCTACTTTCAAAGGAAAGTCGTCATTTAAAACTTGGGCAAATAAAGTAATGAAGAATTGTATAAAAAACATAAAGAGAGATGCTGAAAGACAATGCCGCAAATCTCTTAGTTATTCAATTTCTTTTGATGATTTAGATGATGATGAGAGCGAATAAAAAATGCGAGGCTTTTCAACCCCGCACTTTAATATCTTAATCACTTATTACATCAATGCCGCTGATATCAAACCCGTAATGTAGACATTGTGCCGCCTGCCAATCGAGAAGATAATAATTAGGAGATATTTTGCTTTGTTTAATCCATTTAATACACTCACTTTTTTCTTCTTTTTCAATGCCAGTAAAAATTGCATAATAAAGCAAGCTAATAAAACCAGCAACTATTAATACAATTATTAATCCATAAATAATGTTTTTAATCATATATTTAATTATTAAGCGACCTTTATAAATTTAATTGTCTTGAGAGAGAAGGAGTAGAGTTTAGAACAATAAATTAATTTTGGCTTCTGCTGGCTACTCCTTCTACATCTTCATTATAATTTAAATATTTTATTATTGTCAAGATGCAACCTGTGGATAACTTTTTTTGACTTTTTTAATGGGGGGCTTGACTTTTTATATAAAAAGAGTGTCTATTGTAATAGAGGGGGCAATTTAACTTATAATAATTTTGAGACCACAAATAACAATGGTTTAATTAATTATAATATATATGGAAGAAGAAATAAAAGAAAACACAATTGAAGAAGAAAAAGTTGAAGAGAAAACCAATGAAGTAATTGATGAAGTTAAAGATGAAGTTGAAGGAATTAAAGATGAAATTAAGATTGAAGAGAATAATAAAAATGAAGAGAAAAAAATTGAAAAATCAGAACAAAATCAGAAACCTTGGCTTTGGAAGAAAGGTCAATCTGGAAATCCTGCTGGGAAACCAAAAGGAACTAAAAGTTTTAAGACTTTATTTGAAGAAGCAGTTAAAAAACTTGGAATGGCTGACAATCCAACTGATGTTGAAATTGAGATATTAAAAAAAGGAATAGAGATGGCGAAATCTGGGAAGTTTCCATTTTACAAAGATATGTTTGATAGAATTTATGGACAACCTGCAAAATCAATAGAAATTGAAAGTGATGGATTGCCTGTTGTTATTAAAGTAGTTAGAGATGAAAGTGAGCAATGATAGAAAAAGAAATAAAACTTCATCCAAAGCAATTTGATGCTTTTAATTTTAAAACTCAATTTGGAGCAGCGATTTCTGGAATTCAATGCATTGATGAGAATGAATTTGTTTATACCCCGAATGGTATTAAATTAGTTAAAGAAATTAAAGATGGTGATAAAATACTTGGCGGAATAGTTAAAGATAGATATGAGTTTCAGGATGATTTATATGAAATAACATTTAACAATGGAATAAAGATTAGAACCAATAAAGAACATCCTTTTTATTGTAAAGTTTATAGAGAAAAGACGGGAAAATGGCTGAAATTAAAAGAAATCCTTGATTTACCAAAGAAAGAAGGAATAACTACCGCCAGAGTTTATTTCTATCCATCTTCTCATTTTGAAATTAAAGATAAAGAGTTTAATAATTTAATAAAGTCAAAATTATATAAAAAGGGAAATGTTGGAAATAGTAAGAAACAAGCATATGAATTACAGTATATTCTTTGGAGATTGGGGATTAGGTCTCATATTAGAAAGGAGATTAATAAATCTACTCAATCTTTTTACAGGGTTGTAGTAGATAGAAACCAAAATGATGACTGGATAAGTATTGAGAAAATAAAAAGGGTAGGAAAAGGAAAGGTTGTGGGCTGGGAAACAATAGGAAGTAATGAAATTATTTCTTATTGTGGAATGAAAACTCATAATTCAGGCAAAACTTTTTTAGGAACAATTTGGGCTCAGAAAAAGATAAATGAGTTTCCTGACAAGAATGGATTAATTGCAGCTCCGAGCTACAAATTGCTACAACAAAGCACCTTAGAAAAATTCTTTCAATTATTTCCTGAATATAGGAAATATTATAAGCAACAGCAAGGAGTAATTGAATTACCAACTGGTGGAAAAGTATTTATTAGAAGTGCCGATGAACCATTAGGATTAGAAGGAATGACTTTATCTTGGGCTTGGCTTGATGAAGCAGGAATGATGAATAGATTGGTTTGGGTAGTTATTAGATCTCGTGTTTCAATTGCTGGCGGACAAGTTTTAATCACCTCTACCCCATACGCGATTAACTGGCTTTATCAGGACTTCTATCTTCCTTGGAAAGAAGGAAAAGATAAAGATTTATCGGTTTTTACTTGGCGATCCATTGATAACCCTTATTTTCCAAAAGACTTTTATGATAAAGAAAGACAAAGATTAACACCTCAAGAGTTTTCCAGACGATATGAAGGAGAATTTTCCAGAATGGAAGGATTAGTCTATGATTTACCAAATGAGCAGATAATTGAACCAAAGACTATAGAAAATGCTGAAATTACACTGGCAGGAATTGATTGGGGATTTAAAAATCCAGCCGCAATAGTAGTTTTAAAATTTAAAGATAAAGTTTGGTACGTTGTTGATGAATGGTATCAAACCGAAAAGACAACCACCGAAATAATAGAACAATCTAAAATTTTACAAGCAAAATGGGGCATTAATAGGTTTTATCCTGATCCTCACGAACCAGATAGAATTGAAGAATGCAGAAGAGCTGGCTTGTATGTTTTAGAAAGTAATGATGATGTAATGGGTGGCGTATCAAGAATTCAGCAATTAATAAGAGAAAAAAGGCTATATGTATTTAATACTTGTAAAAACTTCATTGATGAAATAAACTTCTATCATTTTCCAGAGGTTAAAGATGATAAAACTAATCGCAAGGAAAATCCTGAAAAGAAGAATGACCACTTGATGGATGCTACAAGGTATGTAATTAATACCTATGACCAATTAGAAACACAAGAAGTCCCATTTTATACACCTAATTTTCAAATATATTAATTTATGACAAACGATGAAATAGAAAAAGAGGCTATTAGAATAGTCTCAAATGAGAAAACAAGCTGGGATACTGGCTCGGCTTTTGTTACTGAAAAGGTTAGTTTTGAGATGAGAAATGTAATTAAAAGAGCCAGAAAAAACTATTTTGGTATCTTTGATGATCCAATAGATAGAAACACAGGATTAGAAAAGATATGGGTGCCTTTAACTGAGTGGGTAGTGGAAACCTTTGTAAAAAATATTGATTTAGATACAAAAGATATTAATCTCCGAGCTAATAAACCAAAGGCTGTTAGATTGGCAGCCATTGCCAGACAAATATTAAAAAGCTTTTTAGAAAAATTAAACTTTGGTGAATTGCTTGATGATGGACAAAGAAGTTTAGCCATTGATGGAACTTGGGTTCAGAAGTCATTCAAAGGATTTGATGAAGAAAAGAAAAAGCAAACCTTAAAAACTACCAAAGTGGATTTATTAAACTTTTGGATTGACCCGACAGCCAAAGATATTCAATCCGCTTATTCAGTTATTGAGAGGGCGTTATTAACTCCTACTGATATTGAGAAATATAAAGATAATTGGATTAATACTGACAAAATTCAATTTAGAAAAGATATTCAGCAAACTGAAGGAAACTTTGATATTTTGAGTGGTGAAGTTCCAGTAATTGATATTTATGAACGCTGGGGCAAAATGCCAAAATCATTGATTACAGGTAAAGATGAAGATAAGAATGTTTGGATTGATGGCTGTATTATTGTTTCAGGACTGGGAAGTGGAAAAGCAGTTGTTCACAAAATCTTTGAAAACAAAGGAAGACAAAAGCCTTATGAAGAGGTTTGGCTTAAAAGAGCTCCTAATAGATGGTATGGAAGAGGACTACCAGAACAATTATTTTGTTTACAACAATACTTAAACGAAGTTGTTAATATTAGACGAAATAATAATTTAGTTTTACAAAATAAGATTTGGGAAATTCGCAAAGGGTCAGGAATTACTCCTCAACAATTAGCTAAATTAGTTGCTGGTGGTGGAATACCCGTAACAATGCTTGGTCAAGATATTCGGGAAATACCAGTATCTGATACAAAGCCATCATCTTATAAAGACGAAGAAGTTATTTACAGTTGGGGGCAAAGAGTTAGTGGTGCTTATGAGATTACTGCTGGCGAACAAATGCCATCTACTCAAACTGCTACTTCTGCAATAATTCAGCAAACAAGTGCTAAATCAGCTTATACTTTGGTCCAAGAAGGAATTGGAATGTTTCTTAAAAGATTAATAGAAAGACATTGGTTGCCAATTATTTGGGAAGTAATTAGTGATGATGAAATTATTAATTTAATAGATGACTCCGAAAAGTTAAGAGTTTTTGATGAAATGATTATTGAAGAGAAAATGGCTCAATGGATTTATGATTATGCAATGCAAACTGGATTTATGCCAGAAGAAAGTGAAAAACAAAGAATGGTTGAAAAGATGAAGAATGAACTAAAGAAAATGAGTAAAGGAAGATTTATTAAATTCAAGAAATCTCTTATTGATATTGGTGATTATGATGTTGATATTTATGTAACTAATGAGGATTTTGACAAGGCGGTGGCTATTCAAAATCTAAATACAATGTTAACTACTTATGGCCAATTAACCGAATCTGGGCTTGATACAGACGCAATAATGAAAGAAATTTTAGATGTTATGGGTATTGATGGAGAAAGATTTTTCAAAAAAGAAAAAGTCGTAAAGCAACCAGTAAATATGCCGCAAGGACAAACAATGACACCGCAGCAACAATTTACTAATGCTAATTTACCAAATATGCCATTATAAAATATGCCAAAATCATTTTTGAATTGTGTTAAAAAAGGAGGAAAAGTTAGAACAATATCCTTGCCAAAGAAAAAGTATTTACATATTTGTTATCTTAATGGGAAGTCGTATTCAGGTGAAGTAAAAGAAAAGAAAAATGAAAAATAAAGAAGATTTACAAAAAAGAGTGGAAGAATCCCAATTACTTGCTGAATTAGTTAATCAACCAGGTTGGGAAATAGTTGAGCATTTTTATGAAGAAAAAATAAAAGAATTAGATACAATTCGGGGAGTTAATGCTGGAAACTTTAAGGAAGAAGTTGCTGGAAGAAGAATGGCTATTAGACAATTAGAGGACTGGATGGCAGAAATTGAAAGTCGAGTCAATTCCATTGATGATTTAAAAAATGAATTAGAAATTCAAAATAAAGAAAGCGAACTTTATAAAGTTCACCCATAGAAATTATATGTTTCTATTGGTGAGCATTATAGGCTCATAAAGGTCGAAAAATCAATAAAAAAGAATTATATGCTGGAAAACGATTACAATCTCACAGACGATTCCATCTCTCAAGAACCAGAGCTTAGTTCTGGAGAAGGCGATGTGAATGAATCGGGAGATGTTTTAAGTATCATTGAGGAAGCAACGGGTAGACGATATCCTGACATAAACGAAGCTAAAAGGGCTCTAAAAGAGACCTTTGGATATGTCGGGAAGGCAGGCAATTACGAGAAACTCGTAAAAACCATCGCTGAAAAATTGGATTTAGGTGATGAAAAAGGAGTGAAAGAATGGTTGGAAAATATTGAAGAAAAACCAACTAAAACTCAATCATCTGCCAATCCCGTTGAAGAAAAAGTCTCAGAACTTGAATTCATCATAGCTAATCCCGATTTAAAACCGCATTTACCATTTCTTAAGAAATTGGCGAAAGCGGACGGTGTTAGTTTAGAGGAAGCCAAGAATTCTGATATTTTTCAAGACTACCTTAAAACTAAATCATCTCAAAACGAAAGCCCAAGTTCTATTATTGAAAGCAATCAAAGGGTTGGCTTTCAAGATAGTCTTAAACCTCTTGTAGAGGAGTATAAAAAAACTAACTCTGAAGAGGTCGGGCAAAAGCTCGTTGAAAAAGCCTTAGGGCTTTAAATAAACTATCAAGAGTCATCCCTAAAATATTATGGCTACAGATAACATCTTACGAACATATGGCGACCAAAGTATTCGTGAAGATGTGTTAGGATTAGTAGAAATACTTACAGCAAGAGAGAATTTCTTTCTTACTAACCTCCGTAAAACAACGGCAATTTCTACAATTCATAGCACATTAACCGATACCTTAACCACTCCAGGTTCAAAAGCAATTTCAGAAGCGGCTGATTATACTTACTCTTCTCTTACTACCCCAACTCGTTTAACTAATATTGTTGAGTTTATTGCGGAACCAATTAAAGTTTCGCTTGGTCAACAATGGGTTGAACACTACACGGGAGAGAATGAGTTAGCAAGGCAAACAACCAAAGCCCTTATTAACTGGGGTAATTCTGCCGAATACGATATTGTTAGGTCTACTCTTACCTCTGGAGCGAGTGGCACTGCACCGAAGATGAATGGTATTATTGCTGCTATTAGTAAATCAACCAACACTACCGCCCATACTTCTGGAACTACTCTTACTGCTGCAATCATTAAAGGATTGATGCAAAATAACTGGACAAACAGCAACGGCGAAACCGCAACTGATTTGTTCTGTGGAGCGTTCTTGAAAAATGCTATTGATAATTTCAGTGGCAGTCGTTCATTAACTTTAAATATTGATGCAACGAAAAGAGAATTAGTAGATGTAGTGGATAAATACCAAACTGGTTTTGGCACTTTAAACATTCATCTTCATCGCTATATTCAGCAAGCAGGTGATGCTACTGGTAGAATTTTGGGTGTAAGACCCGAGAAACTCGCTATTGCTTACTTGAAGAAACCATATATTCAATCCGATTTGGCTGTTACTGGTCCTTATACTCCGAAAGCAGTATTAGGCGCCTTAACACTTGAAGTGAAGAATCAAGATTCACACTTCTTTGCAAGCGGATTTGATATTGACTAAGGGTATGGCTGACTGGTTTGGGTTATCAGGCTCTCCGAAATAACCTGAGCCAGTCGTGGAGAGCAGTTATACAAAAATATGCCTATTAAATTTGAAGAAAATTTTAAAAGAAAAGAATTAATTGAAGAATTAGTAAAACTTTACAGAAAACAATATCCTGATGAAGACAGGGCAATTATTGTTTCTTGTAAAGAAATAAGAAAAAGTAGAAAAAATATTTATGCGTCAGACAATAGAAAAGACCCTGATGCTATGAGATGGACATTGAGAGTTCCAAGAAAATTGGATATCCTTGTTAATAATTTCTTAAATTTAGAAGCAGAGCCAAGATTTCTTTCTGAACAAAAAGAAGTTATCTGGTTTGCTAAAAGGTTCCCAGAATATAAAATTGCGGAAAAAATATGAAAAAACCAACTCTTTCTCTTTGCCTTATTGTTAAAGCATCTGATGATGAGGCAGAGTTATTAAATCGTTTATTAAGTAAAACTCCACCAGTATTTGATGAAATTTGTATTACTATTACTGGTAAAAATAAAAAAGTAGAAGAAGTTGCCAAACAATATAATGCTAAAATTTCTTATTTTGATTGGATAAATGATTTTTCGGCTGCCAGAAACTTTAATTTTAGCCAAGCAACTTCGGATTATATTATGTGGGTAGATAGTGATGATTTAATTAAGGGAGCGGAAAATATACCTAATTTAATGGAGAAAATCGGAAAAGATGGAAATGTGATTGATGCGATTGTAATGGATTATCTTTATGATTTTGATGAGTATGGAGTTTGTATAGTTAAACATCTTAAAACCCGTATTGTAAAAAATGATGGTTGTGTAAAATGGGTAGGGGCTTTACACGAAGATTTTTCTCCAACAAGAGAATTACTGGCAGAAAAATGTCCAGACATTCAAATTGTTCATTTAACTAATGATAAAAGAGTAAAGGATAATTTTGCTAGAAATACAACAATAGCCAAATCTGTTTTAGAAAAAAATCCTGATGATCCGAGAAGCTATTGGTTGGTGGCAAATGCATTATTATCAGAAGGGAAAGATAAAGAGTCATTAGATTATTATTATCAGTTCATTGAAAAATCAAATTCAGAGGAAGAAATCTTTTTGGCTTGGCATAGAATAGCCGATGTTTTTATGAGATTGGGAGAATTTGATAAAGCATTTATGGCTGAATTGCAGGCATTAAGATTAAGACCTTATTATCCAGATGCTTATTTTGGATTAGGAAAATTGTATTTTGAGCAACATAAATACAGAGAAGCGGAAAGTGTTATATTGGACGGATTAAAAAAAGAAATTCCAAGCGATGAGATAATTGTTTATAACCCGAGAGATTATGATGTCAATCCATTAAATCTTTTAGCAAGAGTTTATTTTGCAATGGATAAGCCAAGAGAATCTAAAATGTGTCTGGAGAAAATATTAAAGATTTATCCACATCGGGAAGACATTAAAAAAGTTATAGAAGTCCTTGATGAGTCCATTAAAAAAATAGAAGAAGTAGAGGCAATTTCTAAAAAAGTATTAAAGGCCAAAAACAAAAAGGAAATCAAAAAGATATTAGATAGTGTTCCTGATGAAATGAAATCTCACCCAGCTATTTGTGCTATTAGAAATACTCATTTTATAAAAGAAAAATCATCTGGCAAGGATATAGTATTTTATTGTGGATATACAAAAGAAGTTTGGACACCAGAAAGTGTAAAAACAGGAATTGGTGGAAGCGAAGAAGCAGTTATTAATCTTTCAAGAGAATTAGCAAAATTAGGTTGGAATGTTGAAGTTTACAATAATTGCGGTTATAAAGAACAGGTTTTTGATGGAGTTAAATATAAACCATTTTGGATGTTTAATACTAAAGATAAGCAAGATATTATTATTGCTTGGAGATATCCTAAATTACTTGATTTTGAACTTAATGCTAAAAAGATATTTCTTGATTTACACGATGTTATTAATATTGGAGAGCTAACATCACCAAGGGTTAATAAACTAACAAAGATATTTGTCAAGTCAAAAGCCCAAAGAGATTTATATCCTCACATTCCAGATAATAAATTTGCTATTATTCCCAATGGAGTTGATATTTCTTTGTTTGAAAAGTTTGAAAAAGAAGAAATAAGAAATCCTTATTATTTAGTTAATTTCTCCAGTCCGAATAGAAGTTTGGAAACTTTATTGGAAATGATAGAAGAAATTATTAAACGATTGCCCAAAGAAATTGCTGACAAGGTAAAATTTGCTTGGTATTATGGCTGGAATGTTTTTGATGTGGCTTATGAAAATAATCCCGAAGCAAAAGAGTGGAAAGAAAAAGTAATGAATAAGTTTAATTATTTAAAAGAAAAAGGAATTTTTGAAGGAGGAGAAAGAATAGGACACGAAGAAATAGCAAGGAAATATTTACAGGCAGGAGCATTAGTTTATCCGACAGAGTTTTTTGAAATAGATTATATTGGTGGTTCAAAATCTCAAATTGCTGGTTGTGTG